AAGATTTACAGCAAGTATTATGATGAGGTTGTGCTTCTGCTGGAAACGGGACTTCGTATTTCTGAATTTTGCGGACTGACGACGCATATTGATATGCAGAACAGAATACTCAATATAGACCACCAGTTATTGAAAGATAGCGAAATGGGCTACTATATTGAAACACCAAAGACCAAAAACGGAAAACGGGAACTTCCATTGACAGAACGGGCTTATCAAGCAATCCAAAGAATACTAAAGAACAGAGGAAAGGCACAACCGCTGATTGTAGGTGGTTACAGCAATTTCCTATTCCTAAATCGTGAGGGCTTGCCTAAAGTTGCAGGAAACTATGAGGGCATGGTGCGAGGACTGATTAAGAAGTATAACAAGTATCACACGGACAAGTTACCGAACATCACGCCACATTCATTCAGACATACTTATTGTACGAATATGGCAAACAGAGGAATGAACCCAAACACTCTGCAATATCTCATGGGACACGCTAACATAACCATGACACTTGGCTATTATGCACACGGCACATTTCAATCTGCAAAAGCAGAACTGGAAAGGCTGGCTTGTTAATATCGGAGCTTATATTTACTACTCATTTACTACTTTTGGTTGCATTTTCATGCTGGTAAATGCCAGCTTATGCAAGGTATCTTCCGAAAAGAAAATACCGATAAAGCCCTAAAATACGGGATATATCGGCATTTACCAACTTATGAAAAGATAATCAGAAATTTAGTAAGTTTTTAGACCCAAAAAAACTGGAAATTTGTGCAAATGCTGGTGAATTCGGTTCTCTATACAAATCAATTTTTAAGGCAGGACTCGCTCCTTTCGGACTTGCTCTGACTCCTAATATTTCACTGGTGATCATCAACCTGATATTGCAGAGCATAGGTGATGGAAGTCAGCCACTTATGAGCAAATATTATGGTGAAAAAAGGACAAATGACTTAACCGAAGCGAAACATATGGCTTATACTTTTGCTATTATTTATCTTCCATATTACTCGGATAAATTATATGATAAAACAAGGGACTTTTAGTTGCAGGTTGTTCTGGAGTTTCAAAATCTTCAGCGGAGAGCGATTGGCTATCAGATAAAAACACCAATTTCACATTTTTTGCATATCTTAAATGAGAATGTTATACCACCCAGGAGGACTTATGAAAAAAAATTTTATATCCTTACTTTTTGTTTCTGCTATAACTGTCGGCCTTTTATCAGCCTGCAGCTCTGCACCTGCCGATGATAATGCTACGAATCCTAAAGCTGAAACCGTCACTTCCCAAGCCAATCATGACACCAATTCTTCTCCTGTCTCTGTGACACTGAACGAAGTCGCCCATTCTATCTTCTATGCCCCGCAATACGTTGCTATTGAAAATGGGTATTTTGCGGATGAAGGAATTAATTTGACTCTTGTTACTGGTTTTGGGGTAGTTTAGTTAGTACAAGACAATTATTTATTATTTCACCCGTAATCTCTGTCCTGTGTAAATTAAATTCGGGTTGAATAGCTTCTCAACTATCCGTTTATCTAAACTGAATAGCTTCAATTCTTAATGCCTGTCCGACTGTACCTAGTGTAGATACACCATCAGCTTTCGTCCAGTCTGTCCAACCGGAATTCTCCACATGGACTCGATACTCAAAATCTCCGTCAAAGCATAAACACTCGATACGCTTATTCTGTCCAGTGGTGCCGATTACCGTGTCTTTTGTGACCATGCCATAATCTTTCCAGCCGATACCTTCAATATGAGCTTTCGCTTTAAATGTCATGCCAAGTGGATCAATCTTAAATGCTTCGAGACGCAATTTATGCCCTGTAATACCAATAATGTTTTCACAAGCTCTTGCGCCAAGCCATCCTTTATTCTGGACATATGGATTGACAAGGAATTTAGCAGCCATGATCTCGATTGCCTCGATCTGCAAGCCTTGTCCTTTTCTGCCAGCCCAGTTTCCATTGAATGTCCAATCTGTCCATCCGATATTTTTCTGGTGGACTCTGTAGATGTACGGCGTATCCTTGCCGGTAATCTTGATCGCTTCAATACGTTTATTCTGACCTGTAGTACCAAGGATTGTGTCTTTGGAGATATTCTTGTATTCCTTATCGCCTACATCCTTGATATGCACTACCACGTCTGTTTCTCCGACAGGAATAAGTCGGAACGCTTCGATTCTCCGGTTCTGTCCAGTCGTTCCCGACATACGACCATCAGACTGCCAACATGCCCAGCCAATATCTCTTGCATGGACCTGATATGATACGGATCCAAATACATCTTTCTTATCCTGGAACGTACCACCGGACTTAATAGCTCCATCGATCTGATCAGTTGACGCTACCAGAGCAATAGCAGAGATGCCAAATGCACTAAGGATTCCTCTTGCCAACTCATCTGTCCGATTGTTAAATTTGCTCAAATCGCCGGAGTTTGTAATAAAACCGTTTTCCAGAAGACGATAGCTATAACCTTTATAGGCTGCTCTATTTACATTGGCAAGATCGTTTTTTTTCACAATTTTATTTGCACGTCCCGGAAAGAAATTACCAATAAAATTTGAAAGAGCGGTATCATACTGATCTGGATTATATCCCTCTTTAATGATTACATGTCCGCCTTTCGCCGAAGCTCCTGCGCTGTCCATATGTAACTCCAAAATCTGCCAGTCTTTAGGGATATTTAAGCTCATAATACCATTATCGGCATACCAGTTTCGGTTTGTATCAGCTACAGTTACATCGTTACCACCTAAAGCGGATAGTCTTGACGCAAGATACCGAACTCGCTCTGCCTCCGTATATCCGTATCCTACTGCTCCGCAATCACCGGCACCATGACCGGCTATAACATATAAATGTGCCATAGTATCTCTCCTTTCAAGAGGACGATTTTACTCGCCCTCAGTTCTTGGTTCTGTTTTGATTTCAATGTTTTTGACGGCATCTTCCGGAAGTTCTTCTGTCATATCTTCGAGGAATTTCTGAATCCATTTCTTTGCGCTTGCCGGAACCGGTAAGCCACATAAGGTCATATTTTTGAGGATGCTGACCGCCTCGTACAGGATGAAAAGCAGACAGAAAAATTCGCAGATACCTAACTTTTCGATGCCGAGAATTTTGATATACGTTTCCGGCACCATGAATAAGATATTAATGTGCATGATCACGTCCGTAGCCATGAGCAGACACACCGAGAAAAGCATAGCTGCCTTACGGATTGCTCCGTCAATACCTACGCATGAGTTGAATTTATGCTCTTTGATCGCTCTCAGGACACCAAGAAGTGTGTCCAAAGTTACTGCGATCAGTAAGATGCGGATAAATGAGTTGCCTGAAATTAATGCAATAATTTGATTCATCATTGTAATCTTCCTTTCTAAATTCCCCTTACAACTAGTAATGTTCCACCACTTAACCCTGTCGGTAATCCTGTCAGCTTTCCTCCAGAAACACCAAGTGTGATGTTTGTTGCAGCTGGTGATCCGTAAAATGCTGATTTATAATAATTTGTGCCATTAAAAGCGTAAACAGTTGTAGTAGTAGAACCACCCCACTGTGATTTTGTGGTCTCATAAGCGTAACCGTATGCTTTGATTGTTCCAGATGCTGTCTTGAAAGATACTGTTGGGTTTGTTACATCTACAAGATACGCTTCGCAGTTGTTATTTGATATACCACCAGACATGTCAGCAGTTCCAGTAGCTTTGAGTCCATTTATACTAGTAAAAGTTACACCTTTTTTAACTTCTGATGGGCTTGCATTTCCGAAAAAATTGGCAGGAATATACATGTTACATCGTTGCTGGTCGCCCCTTAATATAATCTGTTCTTGTTTGTCCGAAGGATATATTCTTGGGTTAATATTTATATGATACAATGTGCCGAAATCAGTTTGTTCTTTACTATATTTAACATCTTCTTCTTTTACTGCGCCGGTTAGCCTACTATTAACCGGAATATCTCGCCACGATAAGGTCAATACGTTTCATTCCTTGCGAACCATTTGCGATTGTGACAGAATTTGTCGTATTCTTTTTGATCGATGCAGCACAGCCCTGATGGATGAGTACTCCGTCCGTGATCCGGATCTCATTGTTTGAGATGACCACTGCATTAAGCTGCTGTCCGGTCTGCAAGACACAAGAGCCTTTTCCGAAAATACCGATATTGATATCTCTGTCCTGCTCTGCCGTTACGTGTGCCTTGCCTGTGTAGCCTGTAATGATGTCCATTTATGACTCTCCTTCCAATTTATAAGTTATCGTTTCCTCGCCGTTTGTAATCTCGTAGATAATGTTCTCGACCGGCTTCGACATATACATTCCTGTCAGATAATCTCTGCCACCTACAATATCTCCGATTTCAACTTTGATCCCGAGCTTTGCAACATCCATCTGGAATGTCATTTTGTTCATAAGATCTTGCAGTTTTTCTGTGGCAGATTTTTCCAGCTCTGCGGTCTCGGTTGAAGTATTTTCGTAGACTGCAGATATCTCATCCAGACCTTTATAGTATTGCGTCTTTCCTATACTGCCATCTATCTGGACGTATAGGTGGAGCACATTTCTCTCTTGAAGTTCGCCTTTTCCAGTCACAATCAAGTGATTCACGCCGTTCCGCTTATCATCCATTGTGAAATTCAATTGACTGTCCTGCGACAGCTCAATCCGTGAAGAATAATCTGTAATCTTGACGGCTTCTATCAGAATGTAGCATGGATTGCCCTGTTCTTTTACTAGCCTGATCTGTAACCTATGCCCAACGCTTTTAAGCATCTTGGTAAGACCGCCAAGTAATGTGCAGTAGCGATCGAACTGATAATTTTTCACGGATACTCCGGTATTCGCAGTTGATACCTTGAATAAGCCATCAAATTCCGGTTCGATCAGAGTCTTCATGACCTGATTTAATTCTCCGGATACTGTCTTGTAATCAGATCCGGAAGGCGGTTCGATCACTTTATACTGCAGTCTGCCTCTCCAAGTGAGTCCTTTTAATTCCACATAATCAAGAGTTGTATCTGTCAATACTTCTCCGACAATCCCGCCGTATTCTGTGCCGGTAATATACACATAAGAAGCTAAATCAAGATCTGCGTACCAATTAGACCTTGCAATCTGTACAGAAAATTCATACTTTCCGTTCACATCTACTGTAATATTGGAGTTCTGAATCACTCCAAGCTCTTTTCGGTCACTGTTTGCCAAGATAATATCTTCTACCACGGTGGCTCCCTCCTGTTCAAATACAGCGTCAGGTCAAATCCGTAATTACCGGACCAGTTAATATCGAGCATTCCTGATGGTATCTTTTCAAATACCGTATGTTCGAACGCTCTCTGTTCAAATACATTCTCTGTAGTTCCGTTCTGCAGATACTTCCTGACGATCCTTGCCTGACTGTCAACAACTAAGTACTCATTTTCTCCGAGGCTCACATTAAACTCATAAGGATATTTGTTGATTGTAATCTTCGGATTTGTGCACGGACCATAAATAAGCATCTGATACTCGCTCGGAATAATATGATCAACATACCATGTTGTTGTACCATCGTCTCCTCTTGCATATTCAAACGGGTAATCGTAAGGGTAATCTATTTCGGATGTTTTCGGCTCACTCGACTGCGGAAAGAACTGCATCGTTGTTTCTGTAACCCACACAAGCTCCGGAGCTTCGAATGTGAGCTCCACTTCGGAATATACATATCCTTTCCATCCCTCTTTTACAGATTTAAGGACCCTGCACCGTAGATAAGCACCATTGACATAAAGCTTTCCGTAGCTATTATTTTCCGCATCGACAGCAAGAATACGGTACAGTTGTTCCATGTTCTGCCGGAACTCTTCACGTTTCCCAAATACATCAACCGTAACCGTTTTTTCATATTCCTCTGAAGATTCCGACCAGTCCGCATTGAACCAGTCAGTTTTCGTTGTACGAAAAGGAGCTTTAAGAAGATTCAGCTTTTCGCCATTCATATTTTCATAATATACAATCATACCTGTGGTACTGCTCCTTTCGGTAATGGCCTGTCTATTCGCTTGCTGTCAAGGAATATCGGCTTGTTGTTTAGTTTCGCAATTCTTCTCTGAATATTCTCAAATCTGTCATAGTCGAAGCCCTGTCCTCCAAAGGTTGGGTCGTTCTTTATGCCGCCGACAGATCTATCCGGATTTACCGAAGTGCTAAGCTGTACGCTCTTCTGCAAGCTTTGGACTGCTTTTTTCACTCCGGCGCTCATGGATCCGACTGGAATATTCTTCTCGAATCCAATTCCCATACCGAGAGCCATCATCTTACCAACCTGATCACGGAATACTCTCGATGGCGAATGAATACCAAGTTTTGATTTCACCCAATTGAGTGCATTATCCGCCGCGTTTGCAGCTGCTTCTGCCAGGCTTTTTGCCGCACTTGTTAATCCGCTTGCGATACCTTTTATAATATTCAGGCCAACACTGCCCCAGTTTACACTGGTAAATGCACTCTTGATCTGACTTATCATAGACGGAATCTTTCCGAGTAAGGAAGGGATTCCCCGTACCAGTCCTACAGCAAGCTGAGTGATAATCTTCACACCTGTCTGCAAGATCTGTGGCAAATTCGTGATAATCGTAGATGCCAGCTTGCCGATGATAACCGGTGCTTTCGCTGCCACCTGCGGAATCGCGTTTGCAATTCCCTGTGCCAAGCCTTCCATTAACTGTAATCCGGAAGTTATTAACTGCGGAAGATTACTGATCAGCGACTCAACCAGAGTCAGGATCATCTGTACTGCTGCCGGAATTAACTGCGGAAGTTGTGCGCCCAGGCTGCTTACCAGAGTTGCTATGATGCTTGCGCCTACGGAAATGAGCGATGGTAGATTTGCCGTAATTGCATTCATCAATCCCAGGATCAGGGTTGCACCTGATGAAATCAGTCCCGGAAGTGCTGCTGTGATTCCTGCTCCAAAGTTAGATATGATCTCCGGTCCTTTGGTCTGCGCCAGAAGCAGGATCTGGTCAATCTGTGTACCAAACTGACTGTAAACCAGTCCAAGACCGGCTACCACAACGGCTGCAACTGCACCGAAATTCATCAACCCTACAAATGACGGAATAAAGCTGGCTACTGTTCCAAGAACTCCCTGCAAAGCAGAACCAATCTGTCCGCTCCATGTTCCCAGATAACCGGCAGTATCTCCAAGTAGCGAAAATGCACTTGTAATTCTAGGAATTTTTGATGCGATTGCAGAACCGATCTTTCCAACTGCCCCTCCGATTTTACCCGGGACACTGGAAACTACCTTGCCAATCTTTCCGACAGTAGCTGACAATTTCGGAGTCAGTACCTGAAACGGTCCCGTGACTGCACTGCCAAGCCCTTTCAGGCTACCCGTAAAATCTTTCTGAAAATTTGTAGCCGATTTTGTTGCGCTTTTGAATCCCTTCGGAAGCTTTCCAAGCTCAGATAAAACACCAGTTGTAAGTCCGCTGAATCCGGATACGGCTGACTGTACATTGCCGATCTGTGATCCGAATAACGAGATCACCGGTCCGGCTCCTGCAAGCACTGCCGCAGTCTTGCCAAGATTCATGAGCTCATCCGTGCTCATGTTCTTTAACTTATCTGCTAATTTTCCGACACTATCTGTAAGTCCCTTTAATTGCGGAACCGCTTCACCGATTTTTCCGGATAAGGATTCCACCACATCCATTCCGGTCTTTCCCAGACGCGGGATCATTTGACCAAGATTATTTAAGATATTCTTTGCCGCTGTCCAGAATGTGTCAACCAAGTCGTTCGCACTGATTACACCGCCTTCAAAATTTTTCCATGCTGCTTTGGCTGAATTAATAGAACCTTCAATCGTTGTAGAGGCTTCTTTTGCGGAAGTTCCTGTGATTCCGAGATTTTGCTGGACTTTGTGAATTGCCTGAATCATCTGGTCAAACGTTACATTATCCAGATCTTCTATCTTTTCATTTAAGATACCGGAATCATTGATCAATCGGATCATTTCCGACTGTGTACCGCCGTAACCTAATTTAAGGTTATCCAACATTGTGTAATTCTGCTTTGCAAAGCCCTGATAGGCGTTTTGAATATCCTGCATATTCGTCCCCATCTTATTGGCATTATCTGCCATGTCGATGATCGCCATATCTGCTATCTCTGCAGCCTTTGCAGTATCTCCGCCTAAGCCCTGTAGTAATGATGCTGAAAAGCTTGTGACTGTTGACATGTAATCATTTGCCGAAAGCTGTGCTGTTTTAAACGCATTGTTTGCGTTCCTGATCACTGTCTTGGCACTATCTTTAAATAATGTCTCTACACCACCGACCTGCTGCTCCATATTGGCGACTACACCAAGGGAAGACTTTACAATCGCCGCTGCTCCAGCTCCTACAGCTGCAACAGCTCCGGTCATTGCCTTGCTGACTACAGATAAGCCACTTTTTCCAAGACTTCCAAGCTTATTTATACCTTCATTGAACCCACTCTCATTGATTTTGGTATCAAAATTCAAATATCCATCTGCCATACTATCATCCTTTCTGATAGCACGGCTCAGGGGCTCACAAGTGCTTAATTCTTAATTTTTATCTCCACCTCCCGTCGGCATTTGCGGCATTTTACATACAGTCCGCTACACACTGCAGTATCTGTGTAAACAAGCAGATGCTGCCCGCAGTACGGGCACGGATACCACTCACGCCGTGTCGGTATTTTAATTTCCATCATGAGAACATATCTCCAATCTCATAATCATCAAGCTTTCGCTGTTTCTTTTTCAGTGCAACAGCTCTCTGGATCTTCTTGATCCGTTTACGTTCGTCCTTGTCCCGGATTGTTCCAGGATCAATCGAACGATACATAATCCGTTGTTTAATCTCTGTACCATCCGGCAACCAGTCAAACAAGCTCCGGAACTCCCACCAGTGCATATAATCGATCTGCTGCAGGTCAATTCCATATGCCTCCCGGAACGCTGCATAAATGCAGCCGGCATCTTCCGAAAAAGAAAATACCGGCTTCCCATTTTTCTGCTGCTCTTCCTCTTCATCTTCCAGATCATCCTGGTACATCCTTTTGCACATCAGGAAATCTCCGAGTGCATAAATTGCAGCTTCAATATCTTCCGGAACCTGATTCAGATACCACTGCAACAGAAGTCCACATTTGATTCGCCACGGAACCGAGTCGTCTTCAACCAGCTCCGTAAAACGGATCCATTCACGGAAATCTGTCACGATCGGGTAGTACTCCCCGTTCACCTTGACTTCTTCCGGAAACTGCTCATATAAAATATTCATGCTCTGCTACCTTCCGGTATTGGAATATTTTCCCTTACCATACTGTTTCTGGTGGTTTCTTCTCTGCTGACGGTTTCCATTTGGCTGTGGCTGCGGATGCGGGAACTGCTGCGTTGTATTTTGATTTGGTACATACTTATCATATTTATCGTCCAATTTCTTTGTTTCCGCTGTTTCAAAGTCTAACAGTGATTCTGCCGCTTCAGTGCACAGCTTGATGCTGTTCTTTCCGCAAAGGATCCGCTCCCCTGCTCCCTCGCCAAACAGGGTATCGAAAAACACATAAAAACACGCGCACTGCGCGCGGATGATATCACTCTGCTTTCCGGTTATGGGAACCTTTTTCCCTGCTTCAAACATTTCTGCTTTTGCTTCCTCTAACACATCTAAAAAATCCGCATCCGTGAAATCCACTTCTGCTTCAAAATCTCCAAATTTCCAAAGGCTCATTGGCTCACTCTCCTGTTATATTCTATGCTTCTGAAAAAGTACAAGTCTTCCACCCGTCTGTGGTGGTAGCTGTGCCTTTCACAATTTCTCCTGCTGCTTTAAAACTTCCTTTGTAGATCAGCGCGTCCGTTCCGTCACCTTCTGTGTCCGGAATCACACTCCACAATCTTTTACGCGCTGTACAAGTTGTTTCGGACGTCTTCTGGTCGAAGAGGTCAACTACTACAATGCTAACCTGTGCATCTGTTCCAACAATCTCATCATCTGTAATTGTTGCGATCTTTTCATGCACCGGATCATTCGTATATCTGTCCAGTTCGTAGTCGATGGCTGGTGAATAACCTACTACATCCGATCTTTCTGATGCTTCGTCCACATACTGACGGCTGTACTCAATAGAGTTTTTGCCCTCTGACAGTGATGTAAAACCAGTCATTCTCGTATATGTTGTTCCTTTACCGTCAGCATCCATAAAAGCTACTTTCTTATGTCTGCCTACTAACATCTTTTCTGGGTCCATATAACTCCTCCTATCTGTAAATTACTCTGCATATCATCTGATACCGTCCGAGATCAGCTTCCGCGCTAAATAAATAGCCGGACTGCATCACTTCCACCCTAATAGCATTGTGACCGTCCAGCTGAGGTACGATATCATTTAAGTTGTTCTGTTCCGTCCACTCTTCAAAGTCCTGATAAAAGCCACTGTTGGCAATGCCTGTTCTTGCATCACCGTCATAGGCCTCCTTACTGGTAAGAGCAAACTGGAACTGTTTCAGACAGCTCCCATCCGTATATTTTTTATAGACAGGATCTGCTCCGATCGGATCAATGGAATACTCCATTCCGTCTCCGAGATAATCAATATTGATCTTCCGGTTATCGATTCCGGGATACGTTCTCACATATTCCCGGATGCTTTCGATAATCGGCTTTCTTTTATTCTCCGGCAATCTTTTCAGCTCCTTTTTTAATCGCATCCTTATGGCTCGCTTTCATTGTTTCAAACCATCTTGCCTTAGTTTTATGCTCGTAATACTGCCGGCGGGCATACGGGGCAAGATATTCAATGGATCCGGAACCGATCACTGTACCAAGTGTCCCAGACTTAATCAGCATCCCGGTTCTTCTCGGTGTCAATGGATTCATGTAGCGTAGGCACTCGGAATCCACAAATGCCTGCGCCCTTGAAAATCCCTCCGCTTTTTTCTGTGCGAATCCCGGAGCCCATTCCAGCCGTGCCGTGGTAGAACCATTCTTACCAGTCACCGTAAATACGCTGCCTCTCGGAGTTGTGATCCGGAATTCTTTCTTTCCTGCCATCTTACTCGCCTCCGATCCGCCAGTGCGGAGTCGTACCAAACCGGTTGTCCGACCAGCTGGTCACCTTGCAGTGCTTCTGGAACACGGCTTTCAGATCTGCAGGTCTTTCAATCTCAATCTGACACTCTCCCAGGACAATCTGATCATCATTCTGTATGGTCCAGTATCCATAACCGCCACAGCAGGCGAACTGATCCGGCGGAAGATACTGCCCTGCTTCCGGAATATCCGCGGGAATCCGAATTTTGTAAACCTCCGCACTTTTCAGTCCATTATCCGTAACTGCAGTCTTATGGTCCACATGGACGTGGACACCATGCAGAACGGTTCGGATCCAGGTATCATAATGTGTGGAATCACCGCTTATTCTGTTATAAATTGTAATATCACTATTCGTAATCATCATCCACCACCAGATCCATAAGTCCTGTATTTACCAGATATACTTCTGCAATCCTGTACAGCATCGAATCTACTGATCGGCTTACATCAAACGATACGGAATACCCATCGTTGTTCTCAGATGTTATTCCATCTCGCTGATCATACTTATATGCACAATCACACATCTCACAAAGTGCTGTCTTTGCCTTTGCCGGCCAAGCACCTTCTTCCATTCGGTCAAATGTATATCGGTTCAACCTGGCACTCATTTTTACTTCGACAGATTTCCAGTGGCTCTCTGGAATCAAAGAGCCGCCAAAAGAATCCTTGTAATACTCATATGTTACATTCACCTGATCACATCCTACTCTGCTACAGTATGAACATAAATGCCATCCTTTTTGTTGTCTTTACATTCTGCAATACCAACCGTTCTGTATCCGAATTTCCATCCATCTGCAGTCTGGTTCTGATCCGGAGAAATAACCTTAGATACAGTATGCTTCTGGTACTGAATTGCAGCCTGTTTATCAACAATCAGGAAGTTCATTGCGACTGCACCAGTATCTTTTGTAAATCCTCCGGCACCCGAAGCATTCAGTTTTACCTTATTGTAAAATCTTCCTGATGGAACCTTGATGATTCCTGCAAATCCTTCAATTGCTTTCTTAGATGCAGTTGTATCTAAGTCCTCAATCAGTCCATATACTGTCGGATTGATAAACAGATAGCATGTACTAAGATTTGCCTCGGCATTCTCAATCTTTCCTCTTGCAGTTCTGAGTGCTGCTAAAGCTTCTTTTCCTGTTGCAAGAGCAGCCTTTGCTGTTGTAACACCTGGAATCTGTGCATAAGATGCCAGTCTGTATGCATCAAGTTCCGGTACAACCTGGGTTCTTAAAAACTCCCCTGAAAGACGTCCGAATGCAATTCCGGCAGATTCAATGTTATCCATTGCATCCACATTAAACATACGACCTCTGTCATAAGCACATTTCTTTGTCTCATAATCCAGAGTCACGTCACCGGCTACATAACCAGTGCTTTTGTTATAATCCGCAAGCCCCTGCATAGATAACTTTGGAATCAGGATCTCATTTGCGTTTGCTCCCTCTTTTACCAGCTCATTCGGTCCATCCAGAACAGCTGTTAATGATGATAATTTATACACCTCATCCAAAAGTGTTGAATACTGTTTTCTAAGTGCAATAGTATTTGCCATTCTTCCTTACCTCACTTCCTATTTTTCCGGCAGTCCCATAGCAGCTCGAAGTGCAGCAACATCATCCGCTCCCGGATCTGCACCGCCCCCGCCGCTTGTACCACCAACCGGATTATTGATTGGTTCATTTGCTCCGAACAAATACCCATCAGACTTCTTTACATCCTCAAGTGCCTTCTTGATATCTTCGGACTGATTCTTAGATTCTTTCAGAGCATCAATATTCAGCATGGCGATTACTGCCTTTTCATTTCTTCCGCCAGCAGCCTTCACTGCTTCTTTAACAGAATCCATAAACACACGGTCAGCTTCTTTTGCTGCATATTCATCATCTTTCGCCTTTAGATCGCCCTGAAGCTTTGCAATCTGTCCCTGCAGATCCTTCACATCCACACCTTCAAATTCTTTCAGCCTGGTATTTACATCATCCAATGAAGCCTTGTAGTTGTCCCTCTGGGTAACTGCGTTATCGTACTCGCTTTTAGTACGATAATTTTCTTTCCAAGCCTTATCGAAATCTGCTTTCTTATCTGCTGGGACTTCCATTCCATACTCTTTCAAAATCTCATGAATATTTTTCATAGTTACATTCCTCCTGAAATATTTTATTGACCGCTCTTTCAGCGGTATGGGATATAGCCGGGTAGACCTCCGGCATGGTAGTTGTCCAGTTTAATGCCATATGACAGGGCATAAAAATAAGACGCTTACCCCTGCGCCTTAAAGGGAGATATCTGGATCGCCACCTTCCTACGGTTCGATTCGATCAATGTTATACTCAACAGCACAAGTGTGCTCGATTCTACATCCTCTTGCATCCTGCCATCCTTTCGCAAAATATGCGATATCTGCACCTGCTAAAAGTTCCAGAGATTTTCCAAGGAACCACAGTGGCTTTGCATCTACCGGTGCTTCCTGGAAGAATGAATCAATCACTTCTACTGGCTCGCCAATCACCTTCTCTGCGCTCTCGATTGCTTTCTTACGCTCTGTCAGAATATCTTCATCAGACTTTCCTCTCATTGGCTGACTGATAAATAATTTTTTCATACCGTTTACCCTATCCTTTCTTAAAAATGAGTATAAAAATACCACCGGTCATTTCGACTGGTGGCAACTACTCTTCTTCATATCTATATTTTCCATTACACACATCATCTTCATCCGCCCATAATTTTTCATCAGGGATGCCTTCCGGAAATGCTTCACAAACATAATGCTCCCAATTAAACCACTTACATGTCTCACATCTTGGGAATTCTGTTCTAAATCCTCCGCCAAGGAAGGATGTACTTTTCGATGAGTTTTCTTGCTTCATTCGGGATCACTTCTCCATTCCTATATCTCACAAATGCTTCAGCGAGACTTTCTCTTCCATCTCTCTTTTTGTCTGCATATTTTGAGATTCCCTTAATAAACTGACTCTTTATTTTAGCATTCAATTCCATATACTCTTCTGCCGTAATGCAATTTTGAAATGGCATTATATGCGCCATTTCATGAGCAATATAATCTTCAAAATTTCTTCCTGCCATTACGCCCTTATTATAACGCGACCGCATTTGCATTTCAATATTTTCAAAATTTCTTCTACGATTAATCACCATACTATGCCTCAGCATTCCTTCATCATCTAAATACGCTCCCGTGACAAAAATATCTCCTTTTTCGAGTGCTTCGCTCTCAATTAAATCAAGATATATAATGTATTCTGAATCAAGCTTCTTTAGTGCCTCATTGATTTTCGATTCAATTTCTTTACTTAATCTCGCTTCCTTGGAAACTGTACCCGGAATAGAAATTCTCATCTTTTGATCATACTGGCTCGGTGCAATTTTCCCGCGCCCATCAATGTAAATCCTCTCTCTTTCTTCCTTAAGTCCCATCTTACGAGAAAATACCGCATATTCGTTAAGCTGCCCCTGATATTTGGCTTTTTGAAGCATAACCTCCTGCCGATCAGCACCGCTGTCCTGAAGCATCTGTACCTTTTCACGTTGCGCCCGCATTGCCGTTTCCATTTGGCGTTGTCTCTGCTTTGCCTCATACAGGGTGTACTCTTTGCCCTGGAACTCTTTTGGCTTGCTTTCCTTCCGGTTCTGTTCTTCGAGCCAGTCATCCGACCAGTTGCGTTCCGATATTCCCGGAAAGAACGGATAGTATGTGTGGTAGCAGTTAGCTCCCAGAAGTCCGGTCACGGTACCAAGTCCACAGACCGAATACAGCTGCTCCTTTGTCCAGACACGTCCTTGCCATACCGAATGCGCAGGTCGTGCTCCGGCATGCCACTCAACCTCAAAATACTCTGTTCCGAGCTTCTTGGCATTATAGTCTGCTATTTCTCCGGTAAGATTCGCCACACCAGTCATGACCGCTCTTCTGGCAGCCACTTCTACCCGGCTTGCGTATCCGGATCCGTACTCAATCTTCCGAAGTCCACTGTTCGTCAGCTGCGTGACCACCCGGCGTAATACGCTACCATAGTCAAATGCTCCAGTCACAACGCCAAAGCAGGCATTGTCCAGATAATTTGTATAAACCTGCGATAGTGGCGTCAGAATCTTTCTTCCATTGTAATCCAGATAAAATCCAAGTGACTTCGTTACATTTTCCAGATCTTCCAGACACTGCTGAATGATCGCATCCGTGATCTGCTGCAGCTGCCTGTTCTCCTCATACGGGATAAACTCTGCATTGATCTGTTCGTAAATGTCCTTATTCCGGACATATTCCCAGTCGATCACTTTATCGTACAGCTCAAACATTTCCGGATAAGACGCATCCAGTGTTTTCTTGATCTCTCTTTCGATATCCTCGGAAGAATATCCCAGAATCCGTAACCGATTGATCTGCCAGTCTGCTGTGCTTGTGATCTCACCGACCTTTTTAATCCGTCGGGCAATGTCCTGCAGGATCCGTTCTTCCAGACCTATGTACCGCGCTGCAATCTTACTGGCAATCTTTTCTTTGTAATCATCCCGCATCCTACTCCATCACCTGATTCTGCTCTGGCAGTTTTGCTTTTGCAGTTTCTTCATCCTCGTTGTACCACTTCATTCGGTATTCCAGCAAACTCATAACGCCCATGCTTACATCCTGCCGATCTTGCTGTCGTTCCGATTCCTCATCCGCCAGGATGGAATCATTAAATTCGCAGGTAAACTCCACACCGGACATATAAGAACCGTTGTAGAATGCCAAAGCAGTTACAAATCCATTCAGGCACTCTTCCAATTTCCCCTGAATTGCAGTTACACGGTTGTATTTCCTTGTCTTGGAAGCAAGCACCTCAGTAGCTGTCTTATCTACCTCCTGTGCATCTGAAAGATCTCCGTAGGCAAGTCCCACATTAAATTCGATTTCCCGTTTGTATTCTTCCAAACCTCTTCTGAAGGCTTCATCTCGCATCTCAGGGGAATACTCCTTGTACAAGTCTTTATTGTTATCATCAAGATTGAGCCCTTTGTACAAGCGCTTCTTAAGCCTTGGAAGATAAGTCTTGTCACCTCGATTTTTGAGTGCTCTCTCATCAACATGAATTGCACGTTCTCCGGAATCATATTCCCAATCCAACCTCGCTCCCTGGATGTCTGCCTTTCTGATCAGGTTCTCTGCGGACTCATAGATCGATACACCACAAGCGGATCCGTCCACCTTATTCTCAATCGGGTTTTGATAATATCCAAAATCCATCTGAACCATCCCTGGATAAATAACCGGTCCCGGAAGAATGTTCGCCCATTCGACCACCTCTTCCAGACTGCAGATCTGCCCGATATCGCTCTGACTCTGCGAATGATAACATTTATTCTCAATCGTCAGGTTCCCATTCGTAAAATAGTGCCGCTCAACTCTGGTATAATAATCATTCTCACCAACACACTTCACAACCAGAAAAGCAATATCATTCGGCGTACCGTCATCCGCAAAACTGATCACAATAAATTTGTCCGCTGCAACATATTCTGCTGTATCTGGTCCAAGTGGTCTAAGCACCATTGCGCCAAGCGCCAATCCTGTCTGCAGCTTCTTGCTCATGTCTGATAAGCTCTTCTGAAGAACCTTGTCCATCTTGTCATTATTCAAGATCTTAGATTCCATCTCCACTAAAACGGAATCTGCGAACTCACGGCAAATCCCCTCTTCCAGCTTCAAAGACTCTACAATATCGCTGCACCAGTCCGCATTCCCAACCAGCATCTTTTTCCATTTATTGATGGCATCGATCATGGTCTGTGACAGCGCCACATCTTTGCCGATTATATTTTTTAAGGTCGTATAACTAAACATGCTCACTATCCTTCCCCATAGTCTTTTTAATCCATCAAACATCTTCCACCTCTTCTATCAGGTCCTTCATATCTCTTTCTATCGTATACTCAAACGCATCCAGACTATCAATATCGGTGCTTCCGTCATCCAGGCGCTCATCCTTGTCTGTTACATCTTTGTTCCATACTGCATCTGAAAATGCCGTCTGTAAGGATTTACAATCGTCCGTCATCCAGAATCTTCCCGCTCCCATAAGCCTTACTGTGCAACGGATCCGGTCAATAATTGCTGCTTTCCTTGCTTTTCTGACTGTAATCCACGGAAACCTTTTTTCTACTGCATTCCGGATAGAATTACCAAGGACGGTTTCCGCGTTGTCGTAATAAACAGATTCTACGTTGCAATACTCCACGTAATTACCGCTTTTTGCGATTACTCCGTATTTATCTATTACTTTCTGAACAAAATCACAGAACAGCTCATCCAGCCTGTTGCTGTCAATATCTTCCTCTGCATCCTTTGCCATGATTCTCTTAGACATTACTGAAATTACATCCGCATAATCATCTGTGTATCCTCTGGCAACAAAAGAATGACCGGACTGATTTCCTCCGAAGTCAAGTCCGATCTCTATCGATACAATATCTGTTTTTTTGAATTGCTTATATTCTACGTCACTTGCAAGTTCATCCAGCACCTCACATCTGTAAGCATCCGGATTATCTGCAAAACGTTTATAGATCGCTCCTTCTGCACGCTTCCAGAGCCCGAGGATTAACCGGTCATAATAAATCGTCCCCTCATACTCTTTGCAGAGCTCCTCTACATATTTCGGAGGTAAAAAAGGATTGTCAAATATCGTATATTTCTGCAGATAAATATCTAACTTATCATTGTCCAGAAATTCTTTCAGCCAATGTGTCGGATGTTCTGGGTTGCAGGATCCGTCAAAACACGAATATGGCTTATCAAGTCGTGATTTCAGCATCTGAAATACTTCCTTGTTCCACTTAGCGACCTCATCGCCGTAACAATACTTGATACTGGAACCTTGAATCTTCGCCACCTGACTGACCTTTTCAGCTCCCAGACAATACACCTCTTCACCACAAATATGCGTCATATTCCGGTTATTGATCTGTCCGATCAGCTTGTTTGTATAAATCTCGCGCATTGGCTGCAGCACATTTCGCTCAATCGATTCTTTGGATACACCAAGAATAACATTGAGCCCCGGTTTACCAGTTCTTTCCCGAATACGAAAAGGAACCACAAAAGCCGTATCAACGTAGGACTTTCCAGAACGTACCGCACCAGACTTAATATTCCATCTATGAGTTGCGTTCACAATGTACTCATTCTGTTTCTTGCTTAACTGCATTATCCCGCACCTCTTTCAGGATCTGATCCAGCCGATCAAGTGCTTCATCATTCTCATTTTCACCAGTAATAGCTTCTTTTCTTGCCTTGATCAGTTCTGTATCTGCTTTCTTATTTTCCAGATCTTCCTCGGCTCTGGCGCTTTGTCCGGAATACTGTGCTACAAACTTCGCAGCTTGTGTGTCTCCCGCCAGTGCCATCTTGATCTGCGCCATAAGCAAAGCCGATTCCAGAGTACATTCAACACCAAGTGACTCTAAAACCGGCTTCCATTCTTCGTTATCTATTTTGGCGGTAAGAAGCATATTTAAGGTCTTCCGGAAGTCTGCTTTCCTTCGTCTGACTTCACCGCTTCTTTTCCCTCCGCGAGATTGTATCTCCCGTAGTTCTTCCGTACTTCGCTTGTCAAATCCTTTATCTCTTATGTTTTCATATCCTGCCACTTCACCACCTTCAATTCTGGTTTATTTTTCTATATTTATCTTTTTTATTTCTTGATTTTCTTTATCTACAATGCGAAAATCTTGTTCAAATTCATGTTTATTACTGTCATATTTGCCAACAATAAAGTAATCATCTGTTTCTTGAAGAATAATACCATCTTGCCACTCGCTAATTGTAAAATATTCTTCTTTCTTTTCGCAGTGATTTTTACCAAGATCAAACATAATAGCTAAAATGGAAAATAATATATACAATATGACTATGCTCACAATCAATACTTCTTTACTTTTGTATACATTATCTTCCTTTTTACTTTGCTTCGTTTGACAATCCAAATTTAGTAACAGCAATCCACAAATTACTCCTATCGCAACTATCCAAAACATTGTTTTGAAATTACTTTGAGATGCAATCCCATCTACCATCAGTAGCATTAGTACCATCATGCCCCACGCTTTTAATTTACTAAATACTAACGCATGAACGCATTCAAAAAACACTAATAATATTACAATTGCTCCTAAAATCAATGACTTCTGTAAAAACCGCAAAACAGAATTTGCATCTATCTTTAAAAGTCCGCTTGGGATACCATAATATTCAAAACAGCCTGCATAATATGCATATGTACTTGCATATGCCATAAAAGTAATTGCACTTACACTAAATACTATTTCACTTATTCTTTCTTTCACAATTTTCCTCCATCAATAAAGATGATCATAATATCCTTTTTGTAGTATTATACACCGAAAAAGACGACCTGTCACCAGATCGCCCTTTTACCACACTTACCGTCGGAGAACTTATTGTGAAAATGTCACATCCGAAAAGCTCTTTTCCTTCGCTTCTCGATGTTATCATAATACCACAGATGTTACTGACATTCACTGACATCTTTTTCCGGAAGCCGAAAATTTACCAGTGCCTTCCCGTGAAATCGATAGATCTGCCGTTCTGAAAACTTCATCTTCTCTGCAATCTCCCACCAATCCATCCCACGGATATATCGGTAAAACAGCACGTCTTTCTCATTTTCGCTCCGCAGTCTTTTGATCTGCCGTACAATCTCCCGATATTCCACCATCCGTACATATCGTTCTTTTATCAGCTCCGATACCATACGGTCAAGCTCTGCAGCATAACCGGACAGATCTCCCTGACTGCTCCCGTGTGGCATCCCATCATTATTCATCGATGGGAAAATCTTCATAGATCGCAACTCTGCTATTTCCGCATTGATTCTATGTATCCTCCGGACATGGATCCTGTACTGTCTCAGATACTCTTTCTTTTTCTCATTTTCCGTCATTTCTTTTTCTTCGGTCTGCAATGGTATCCACCTCCGCTGTAATGTCATACTTCCTTGCCAGATATTCCGCAACGCTCACACTCTGGTATGCTGGCCTTCGGAATCTCTCCAACGCCTTTGCATCATGCCGGCTCTCCAACTCTTCATAATGCTGCTGCCTGTCCCGCCGCTGTTCTTTTCTGCTTCGTTTCTCCTGCAAATTATCACCTTCTATCCTTTGAACACTTCCGGAAGTGGCATCCACGCCACAACCTTATACGGTTCTCCCTGTTCATCGAACCAGACACCTGTCTGGGAATAATACAGCGTTGTTGCCTTATCAGCTCCCTCGATCGTGACCAGAAACTCCGCTGCATATGCACTTCTGACATATGATTCTATGAACTCCCGCTGATCTGGAAGTCGATCTGCTGTTGAAATCCAGTTATTGTTCATCTTCTTGCTCCCCTTTCAACGTCCCCAGCACATTCACACCAACTTCCCTCTCCAGCTCTTCATTCATCAGCTGAAAATATTCCTCGTCCTTCTGTGCGAAATGCATCTGGTGTAAAACAAATTCCAGATATTTCAAAACTCCCTTTCTCTTGCAATGATAGTTCCGGTACAGGTAATCTACACTGATCAACAGGAAGCAGTTCATTGCCTCTGCTGTGTGTTTATCCAATTCCTTCTGGCGTTCCTTTTGGAACTCCGGACTACCCATGATCTCTTTGATCTGTTTTCGGAGCTTGTGTTTCTTTAGCTGCTTATCTGCCCAACTCATTTTTATTCCCCTTTTCATTTATTTCATGAATACTATCCATCTCGTTTTTCCTCTCTGGTCACCAAGCAACGGTTTCTTTCCAAACTCTTTCAACACGTCATTCAGTTTTATTTGTTCCTCATTTCACTTAAAGACCAGTATTCCGTCCGGTTCCAATACCCTCATGCATTCATCAAATCCAGCTTTCAGATATGGTTTCCAGTCTTTCGAAAGAACTCCGTATTTCTTTGCAAGCCACGATTCGCTACCGGCTTGTTTTAAATGTGGAGGATCAAACACTACGACCTTAAATGTATTATCCTCAAACGGCATATTCCGGAAATCCATCTTCATATCTGGCTTTATCAGAAGCTTCCTACCATCGCATAATGTTGTTTCTACTTCTCTGTTGTCTGCAAATATTGTATCTGGATTTTCTTTATCAAACCAGAACATACGACTTCCACAACAAGCGTCCAAAATTTTCTTCATTTTTCCTCCTTATTTCCGCTAAAAAAGCGTAAAAAAATACCAACCACTGAATATTGATGGTTGGTAAACATTTTATTTTCTTATTTTCTTTATTAACTGTTTTAGTAACATAACAGCGCTGTATATAATTATTATTCCCGTTATTGCTAGCCCTGCATACATAATATAAGTCTTAAGTTGAAAATTCTCCGTACATATTGCCATGAATATAACAAAAATCATTTCAATTACAACAAGTCCAACTGAGAATCCAATGTTATATAATATATCGAATTTTGTTTCTTCTTTGTTATTTGAGCTTTTATTTACACCTTTAATAAAATTCATAGCAATAACAGCTATCAAATTGGGAATCAATGTGACAAATGAAATAGAAAATGATAAAATCAATAATTTTATAATATCAATCTCCAAATACATATTCCTATTCCAGACAAAAATCAAAACATTTCCTGGCACAATAAATCCTAATATAACTGTCAACACATAACCAACTTTTGTTGTTAAAAACTCAATCAATCTATCCATGATTTCTCCTTTTTGATATGTTCAATACGGAAATTATACCATTCCAACCATCAATATTCAATTGTCAACGTACTGTTCCGATCATTTTCGACTATCTTCGATATTTAAATTTGCCCTTTATGTAGTCTGCCAATGCCTCTTTTAATGTCTTTTCTATCAACATATTTCTTTTTCCTCCCAGTACTCTATTACATATTCTGTCTTTCCCCTACTCGTAGGCTTACTTCCCGTATCTGTTACAATTCTTCTAATCCTGACTGAGTATCCCGCCTTTAATAACAGCGTTGCCACCTTGAGCCGATCTTCTTCGTTCCACTGTACGGATCCTTTTCTGATACTGCGAATCACATTTCTACTCATGTGCTATCCTCCATTCATCATGTAGAGTCTGCACCCTGCCGCTGAACCAAATCAGTAAACCACAGATATCTGGTTGATTGTCATATTTCTTCATCATGAATTCCATGTTCTGATTCCATAATGCCATATCATGATTTGATAGATATTTTTTATAAATTCCCCAGCAATCATTGTAAATTGCCTTGATTCGTTCCTCCATACATCCTCCTTGTTACCGCATGTTACCATTTTCTTTATCCTGTTACCGTCTTCGGGAAACCGCTGAACCCATTGAAAATACTGCGTTTCAAGCATTTTTCGGAGTGAAGTTACCGAGTTACCACACGTTTTCCCATATAGAAGAAAATATTTTTCTCACTTTCACATATTTTTTTCTTCTCTATAAGGGTGAATTTTGCCCGGTAACTTGGGTAACGGGTAACTTTTACTTAAATGGCAGCTCTTCCTGCTCACATTTATCCATTGTTTCCACCGGCTCAAACCCATCCTTATCAATGTTGTCATTCAACCGTAGGAATACACATCTGATTGGATTGCCATCTACCTTTTTTACTTTCGTCATGCGTCCGCCCTGTGTCTCAATCAGACCTTTACGATCCGCCCAGGACAAAAAAGCTTTGTCAGAGAATCCTCCACTCTTGCATAACTCCTTGAACGCCTGGTTGTAAATTATAGCAACTCCCTTTTCAAGCGTTCCCCATTTTTCCACTTTCGTGTCCATATCAAAGCGCTGATTGTTCATGGCGATCTTGTCCTGCAGATATCGATAGCAGCGCTCATTGTCACTCAGATCATTCCTGTTGATCAGAACAGTTTTCGCCTGCTCAATCGTAATATATTCTCCATCCCGGAACAGATAATCTGTCGCGACTTTATCTGCAACCAATAAAATCGACAGTGACAGGCTTTGTTTCTGCATGGCTTCATCATCTTTTAATTCATGCATAAACTCTTTCTGCATCTGATGCAGTTTTTCCTTGCCAATCCCTTTTAGGACCTCTATGTACCTTTTCCCGGCTAAACCATAATTTTTCTTCACGATCTCTGCAGTCTCTTGCGGATCCACATACACATTATCCTTGCATTCTACTTCCAGAATACGGTTGATGGCTCCGCCCTGGGACACATAAGAATTAAGTGGACGTTCTCCATTTGTCAAAATGCAGTTCTTCCATCGATTCTCCCTACTGATACCAAGTTCTTTGTTGGATCTACTCTTTCCCTTTCCAGAGCACATATCGTATACCATTCCTTCAAAATTATCCCGAATCCGGCTGCTGGTTTTACTGGTATCATCCAAAACCATTGGCAGATGATTCAACATATCTGCCTTTGCTTCCAATGCTACTTCTGTCGTCTTAAAATCTCCGATATATGCCGATTCATCCGGATTCGCCCAGATAGACGTTGCGACCATCAGCGATACCGTTTTACCGCCTTCTGTTTCTCCCCAGAGATCTACGATAAACGGAAGTCCACCCAAGAGACTAACCAGAACACTTGCAAATGATGCAGCCATCATAAACTTAATCTCCAGGCGCTTTGTCTTCCGAAGCTTCAGCATATGGCTCTGCCAGATCTTCCAGTTGCCACGTTCTGAAACACTCTCATAAGCCTGCCGGAATCGCTGATCGCCATCAAATACAATCTCTGTATCATAGGGAATAAACTGATCCTTAATCCATCCGAGCTTACTGGTGGAATACTGCACTTTAATATGGCTATCATTCATATTTTCAACATCTGACAGAAACCGGACCAGTAGCTTCGCGTTTTCAGATGTAACAGAAATTCCACGTCCAGAAAGCGCCACGATCTTACTGGCAGATGTCACCATCGTTTTCGGAACAATAATCTCATCCCATCGTCCATTTCGCTTGTATGCAATCTTGATCTGTTCTTCACCTGTCTCCAGATTCTTCATTCGTTCTACCGGAAGAATGGGATGATAACAGGCGACCGCATCCACCTGGCTGTCATTCTGTGCATATACGCCATCTTCACCGGCAATCCATGCTCCGCAGAACATGTTATTGTATGGTCCTTCAAAGTTTGTCCACTTATCCAGCATTGTGATTGGCTTCTTGCGCTCTCTTTGTTTCGCTTCTTTGTCCACCCTTTTATAGGCTTTCAGAAGCTCTTCAAACTTCTTTTTTACGCCAAGCTCTCCAGCACGATCTGTAAGAGAAAGAATCATCCGGGCCTTTGTAATCTCATCTTCCTGATCAAATATTTCCAGAAAGATTTCTTCGCTCAATATGCTTTTGCTGTCCAGCCTTGCTAAAGGCTCCATGTGATCACCTTCTCTCTTCTAATAATTCTGCATGATATAATTCAAGCTGCAGTGCATTATAACAATCACACCATGCGTCTGACAGCGGCTCTGCTCTGTTTAAAAATTCCCGGTATACAGAAATCAGATCGTTGTTCAATCTGCACTTGTCCCGCATCTTTGCTTCCTGTTTTTCTCTCATCAGCTTTTCTTTTTTTGCCCGATATATCGCCAGAGAAGATCGGAAGGACGGATTCTTTTCGTATTCTCCGCCAAGCATCAGGAAGGCATCTTTGAAAGAAATTCCATAAAACTTTTCTGTAAAAGTAAAGATATCTCCATTTGCTCCACAACCAAAACAATGAAAGTCCTTATCGTAGATTTTCATTGATGCTTCATGATCGCCTTTATGAAATGGACACTTGATAAACCCCGCTCTGTTCGGCTCAGGAAGCCCACATTTGACCAGAATATCCTTCATAGAGTATGCCTGCTTGATTTCCTCGCGCGTCATTTTGCATCACCGTATTCAGACAAAATACGCATAATCTCCTTGCCTGTGTCTTTCTTCTCACAGAATTCAAACCGGACATTGTACCGATCCCGGATGGTACACATGGATTTATACAACTGTTTTCCGTCAACCGCTTTGGCTGACACCACATATTTTTCACGTTTCCCATTTATCATTCTCCACCGGACTTCATGCTTCCTTGGATTCTGCCAGAACCACACATCTTCCAGATTTTTCACATCCGATCCATGCTCTACCAGAATCACAAGCTGTATGCCGGCATCAATTGCTTTAAGCAGCTCTTTCTTAAACCGTTCATGCTGCTGACAGACATTTCCACATAACTCCTGCAGGTTCTGCTTCCGATCAATTATGAGCCGGGGATTATCCAGACTCATATAATCCCCGACCAGAAGCTTGCTCGAAAAATGTTTCACTCCATTCTCGTCAAATGTCTTGATGATCTTCCGAATTGCCCGTTGCTTTTCTCTTGTATCAATTTGTATATCCACTTGTACCAACTCCTAATTAAATGGTAATTCTTCGTCAATTCCATCCGGAATATTCATAAATCCATCTCCTGCCGGTGTGGATCCAGATGGATATCCATTGATGTGATTCTTATACGCCTGTGTTTCTGTCTCCATCGGAACTGTAGCCTCTTCTACTTTGTCCTGCGATACAAACCATCTCAGAACACGCTTTTCAAGCTCTCTTCCCTCGTAGTAATCCATCTGGATTCCAAATACTCCGCCAACCAGCTTATTCTTGAACTGCTTGCCAAAATTATCTCCCCACTGTGTTGTGAATCCCTGATTGGAATGTTCTACGCAGGTCAGGAACGTCTTGAAAGATCTGCTGCAGTTGCCATCACTGTCCTCTGTCAAAATATACTGAGTTGCCTGATTTGGCCATTTCTTTTCCGGACGAATATCATTTTTAAACGATTCCGCAAAATATCCAGCCTGCTTGTCTCCCGGTGCAAAATCAAAGAACACAACAACCATAGGCTTGTTTGTCTTTGACATCCGCTCTTCCACCTGCTTGATCACCAGTTTATGTCCTCCAAGCTCTACAGGAGTAAATTCTCCCTGAACCTGTGTTTCTTCGTAATTGTTTGGTTTTTTCATCTTAATAGTCCTCCAATGCTTTCATTACTTCTACAATATCGTTGTCAATCTCCATCTGATCAAATGCACCCATCGGTGATTTCGCTGTGCTGTTGTTTGCCTGGGTTTCAAATTTGTAGGCTCCGTCTACACACTTACTCAAAAGCACCGTGGTAAATTTGCTTTCCAGGCAAATCTTATCCAACTTCTTTCCGGAAGTCTTGATTCTGGTAAACATATAGCCGGCTTCATCATGATCCGTCTGTGTATGGGCTGTGAAAATGATTGTCAGGTCTTCCCTGTATGTATAGGCTTCACACACCAGATCCCAGACACAGGCTGCAAGATCTACCCATTTGTCGTATCCTTTTTCCTTGCTCCGGCGCATTTCATCTGCTACCATCAAGCCATTGATCGTATCCACTACGATTACTTTCACACTAGGGCAAGCTTCTGCAATTCGTTTAATATACTGACGGACAATATTTGCATCGTCGCATGCCAGATAGTTTTTGTTCCCTTTGTTGTACTGCTTTCTCCATCCCTTCCAGGAAAGTCCTTTCTTGTCAGCATCAATATAATATGTTGTCTTTGGATCTAAATTTCTCATAGATGTTGTTTTGCCGGATCCTGATTCTCCCATAATGCAAATAACTTTACTCATTTTCCTCTTCCTCCTGCTTCTGGGTAATGGAATAACTCATTTTCCCAATACCATATCCTTTAAATATATCAACGATAACGCCCGCTCTCGTTAAGTTGTTTACTCTAAAAACTACTGTTTCTTCTAAATCAATTCCGTGATCTGATGTATATTTCTGTGTTACTCTTACTTCCCACATATCCATATCTCCTTATCGAATTCTTAATCCCTCACTCTGCTCCAAATGTGCAAAATCTTCCGGATTATCCTTAAGCCACTTCTTGAGTAAAGCCTTGTCTAGCTTCGGATCCTGCTTGATCCAATACTCTTCCGGAATCTTATCTTCCTGATCAATTACAACTGATGCTGGATTCTTCTGAATATTAAATCCAAATAAAGCCGTCTTAAACTTTCTCTTTCCGGTATCGATCATTGCCTTCTCAAGATATTTTTTTACTCTGTCAGCATTGTTGGAGATTACGTCTTTTCTCGCTTTTAAACGCTCAATTTCTTCGTTGATCACACTTGTCACACCATTCAGTTCACGAATCAGCTTTGCGCAGTTATCTGCCTTTGCTTCAATTTCACCATCTACGCCTTCCAATGTATCCTGCAGCACCTCCGGATCAACGGTGTCATCTTCCATCATTTCCAAAAGTTGCCTGTATTCCTCTGTTAATTCATATAATGTTGCCATATTTCTACCTCCGACTATTCTTTGTCATACACCACTTGCTCTGCAGCCTTCACGATCAGAAGGCTTGCAATCTGTTTGAGTGATAATGTTGATTCATTGTAAATTTCTACCAGTGCGTTGTAAGCTTCCGGTGTTACCTTAACGACCATCTGTGCACCTGTCTGCTGCTTTCTCCTTGCTGGAATGTGTATTGCTTCATCATTCACTTGACTTTCTCCTCCGACTTTCCTATAATTTAATTGGTATTTTTGTTATGTGCGCCAATGGAAGCTGCAACTTCCGGGCGCATTTTTATTGTCTTTACGCCTATCCTATCCAGATGATTTGCCAGATCCGACAAGTATGCAATCGCATTATTCTTGTAATACTCGGATGTACCGTCAACCCTTTCCAGCGACTGCAGTTTGTTGATCATCTTATCAAGCTCTGACGTTCTCATGCTCTTACGCTGCTTCTCTTCTGGCATGCTCCCTCGCCTCCCTTATTTTCCTTTTCCTGTGCCGGTATTCCAACATCCGGAAGTATTCCAGTGCAAATGCTCCAGTAGTAAGTGTTGTGATTCCAAGTGCTGCATATAAATAAAACAGCTCCTGGCTTTTCACCGAACACGCACCAGCCAACATCAAGATTCCGGTAATACTTGCCGTTACGCTGAGTGTCTTTGCGATCTTGTAAAACATCTCTTATCCCTCCTTTGCTTGTCCAACTGGTACCGCTTACGCGGTTTTCTCAATGGTATATGTAATTTTCACTTTTTCCTGTTCTTCCAATAAAGAAATCATCACCTGTATGATTTTTTCGATATCGGGTTTCATATATATCACCTACTTTCTATTGAAGTTTATGCGGTGCTGGTTGTACTTGTTGATTTGTCCTACTACTGTCTGGTATAATTTCCATATCAAATTATGAAAGGATAACCATCATGAATACGGATTTTGATAAGGTCTACCTCACACATAAAGAACACTTTTTACTCTTTAAAATGCGATTCAATCCAAACACTCCTCAGGAATCTTTAGGTGAAAGTTTTAAAACATTCCGAGAATACGATCTGATTCGTTTAAACTTTCAAGAAGCTGAAAATGGATATTCGCCCAAAAAATATGATGGAACTGTACACTTATCAGATACCTATTACAGATACTGTATTCATACCAGGCGAAATCGTTTTTACCGATATCTCACGCCTATTACAGTTGCATTTTTAACAACAGTATTAACAAATTTGTTACAAGAGCTGTGGCTGCCGGGGCTATTAAATTGGCTGCGGGGTCTTTTTTGATGCCTTCGAGCATCATTTTTATGATCCACTTCATGAGACTTTCTCACCTCTCTTTTGTTGCATCTAAGTTCTTAAAACCTTCTTCCGCATTCTTAATACCTTATTGATCGAATCAAAGAACGTCATTCCCATACTTCTTGGCATTACTAAGAACTCCTTTTTCTGCAAGTCGTTAAATTGCAAATATATAAGAAGCAGATCCTTGTAGTGTTCATAGTTCTTATGCTTTTTGTTCAGAACTATCACATCTCGTTCTGGTATGTAAGAGAAAAGGAACTTCTTTGTTTTTCCCCCTTCACAGGCATATACCGATGGTGCCCCTCGTTGAATAAGTTGAAGTTTTAAATCTTCCATATTAGTCTCCTATGACAAAAACTTATTGATAAAATACTGCTGACCTTTTCCAGTAACTTTCGGAGTCTTATTGATTCTGACCGAGCCATCCGGATTGTTTACGGTACTTTCCTTAATTTCGATAATTCCTAAGTCCATCGACTTTTGTGTCGGCATATTCCAGTCCGAACCTTTTCGCTTGATAAGATAGCCGTTTTCTCTGAGCCAGTTGAACAAGCGTTTCTGTCCAATCTCGATGCCATTCTGCTTCAGGAGCTTCGCAAGGTCTCCGATCAGGATGGAAGTGTGGCTGGTAGCTACTGCATCGGCAAAGATTTCTTTCGGTTTCATTCGCTGGTTGTCTGCTTCAAGAGCTTTATTCTTCTCTCTTTCCTCTTTCAAAGCTGTGAATGCCTTAATTGCCATCTCCGGATTTGAAAGAAGTTCATCAACTGCATACACACCATGCTTTCTGATTGCCGGAAGAACTTCCGATGTTACCCAGTGTTTGAATCTCTTAGCTGATTCCAACTTGCTTCCAAAGATTAAAGCATATAATCCGGACTCGTTGATGACCGTTACCTCTCTTCTCTGACCTGCGTACTCGATTTGGGTACTCAGCTTATCTTCCTCACTTACATGAGTTGGAACTGCATTTTTAGGATTTGCATAACCAAGTGCTGTTGCCACGTCTTTTCCTACAAAATATGTTTCATTATTAAGTTGTACTGTTCGGATTTCCCCGAACTCTTCTGAATTAAAAATTTGTAATTCTTTCATTTACGCCTCCTTTAGTATCTTCAAAAGTTACTCATGTGCAAAAAAAATAGGCATTGGATCATCTATATGTAGTTCATCAATCATAATTTGAATCTCATCACTACCAAAAACACCATTTTTCATCTTTTCATAAAATGTTTTTGGCGTAACACCTATCATTTTGGCAACATCTGTTTGAGATAATCCATTTTTAGCAATTATCCCTCTCAGTTCATTTGTCTTTATCACACTTTCACCTCCGTATCTTTTTAAGTTACTCTTAGTATATCACATTTCGGTAACTTGTCAAGATATTTTTTATTGCAATTACAACATTTTTGTGCTATTATAAAGTTACTTCATAAAGGAGGAACTAAACATGACTGTTGGTGAACGTATAAAAGAAATTAGGAACAAACTAGGAATGAGTCAGGTTGATTTTGCTGACAAAATAAATGTATCCAAACAAACACTATATAAGTATGAAAATAATATCATTACAAATATTCCCTCTGACAAAATAGAGGCTGCTGCTCATCTCGGCAACGTTTCTCCAGCGTATCTGATGGGATGGATTGTTAGTGATGGTGATATTGCAAATGCTTTTATCAATGATAATTTGGAAGATATAATTGATAGCATAAAAGATTTTTCACCTTCCGAAAAAGAACATTTTAAAAATTATTTACACTTACACGAAATAAACCGAAAGGATATTGACAAATACACTACTCAGTTGCTATCACTTCAGGAAATGCAAACAAGTCCACAACTTAATGCTGCGCACACACGTACAGATATAAATATTCCTGAAGGAACAGATACATCAGATAATGATGTTATGGATGATGATAATTTTTAAGGAGATAATTTATGGGATTTTTCAATTTTTTCAAAAAAGAAGTACCAAAGCCAAAACCTACTGTTCCTGCTGTTAAAACTGTGACTGTCGAAGATATGAAGCTCTTCCCTAATATAGGATATGATTTTACAAACATTAAAGTTTATAAACATACTCCTAATTCCGATCCGTGTTATCTCATTGAAGGAATAAATCTTAATAAGGCAAGAGAGGACTTGAAAAAAATCAATAGTATAATCAAAGAACATGCCAAAACGGATAAAATTTTTTCTCGTTTCAGTATTGATGTTGCAACTGCTCGATTTTCATCTGAAGGCATGAAATCTGGACACGATGACTTTTGCTGTTTGTTTTGTTCTCCTACTACCAAGAGTGGTAAACCCGCTAAATTTCCTCTAAGTATGAGAATTGCCCCATTATCTTCGGATGAGGTTTGGAAACGCGAATCTTCAAAAACAGGGAAAACTATACATGGACGGATATATTATCTTGCGGATGGTAGTATTGGCAAAGTCGAAATCTATTGTTGGCAGGGCGGTAATGGATATTTTATAAAAGAAAATTATACTTTGAAAAAGAAAAATTGATTATTTTTCTGTATATTACATTGATCTTTAGGGGGTGTTAGCAATAAACACTTATGAAGCACTTTTAGATGAGGCCAGCGATATTGGTCTCACGGTAAAAGAAAAACCTCTAAAATATAATAATGGTCGAATCAAAGGTAGTCGGATTGCAATCCGGCAGGATATTACTACAACCACAGAAAAATCCTGTGTCCTTGCCGAAGAACTCGGACACCACTACACTTCCGTTGGCAATATTCTTGACATGACATCTGCTGCCAACCGAAAACAGGAACGTCAGGCAAGACTCTGGGCGTACAACAAGCAGATCGGTCTGATCGGACTGGTACGAGCCTTTGAGCATGGCTGCCAGAACCGGTTTGAAATCGCTGAATACCTGGAAGTGACAGAAGAATTTCTGGAAGAATGTATTGAGTGTTACCGGAATAAATACGGGATTTGTAAACGGGTAGATAATTATGTGGTGTATTTTATACCACAGTTGTCTGTGATGAAATTGGTATAACCGCATAAGCGATTATATAAAAAGTAGGTGGTAGATCTTGAAAGCACATGATGTTAAGCGCTTAGTTGCCCGCTACGTCCAAAAATTTGAAACCAGAGATCCTTTTGAACTGGCAGAACACCTAAATGTAGAAGTCCAAACTGGACCTATGGGAAGCCGATCGGGATGCTACATGTTCCTGAAAAACCATAAATGTGTATTTTTAAATGAGGATCTGGAAGACCATGAACGAATACTTGTCATGGCTCACGAACTGGCGCATTCGATTATGCACCGGAAGGAGAATTGTTATTTCATCCGGAACAAAACTCTTCTGCTAACTTCTAAAATGGAAATTGAAGCAAACACATTCGCAGCAAAGCTTCTGATTCCCGATGATTTGATATACGAAAATCCAGGATTAAGTAAAGCACAGATTGCTCGAATTGCCGGGTATGATGAAAAAATAATGGAATTTAAACAAATACACAGCCAATTGTAGTATTATATAAAAAAACACCTTTTATCGAACTGGTGTTTTGGAGGAACAAATGATGCTTGAAAAACAAAAAGACTATTTTGCGACAAGATACTCTTTAATTCCGGATTCGCAACTAGATTTTGAGTCAATCAAAGGTATTTCAAAAGAAACCAAATTTATGAATTGGTTAACATCTTTTGAAGCCGAAAAGAAAAAAGAACTATATTATCGAGGAACAAATTACACTCTATATTGTAAGCAGTTATCCGATGACTGTTTTCTCATGAGCTTTGCAAAAGAGTTGCAAGAAACCATAGGAGAAAAAACAGACGAAGGCATTCATGATACATTGATAAATAATTATAAAAAGTGTACTATTTTAATTCAAACACAAAATCAATGGATGTTAATAGAAAAGAGTTCTGATATTTCTAATGGGATTGAATCACAAAAAAATCTTATTGCAAATGTCATTTCCAAATTATTAGAAAGTAAAAATCTTTGTTTTGAATTAGGCATAATGACTGAAAAAAATAATTTTTGGACATACGTTTCAACTAACAAAGATTGTTTAACAGATATAGATATTACTCTTTCTTCTCCTAATTTCTTAGGTGGAATAAAATCTGTATCAGAATTTCTACATAAAACTAAAGATATTTACAACAACACAAGTGTTGATATACACTTGAAAAATAAAGAAGGACATCTTATTATTGATCCAGAGAATGATTTCTTGCAAGATGTTGTCCGCTACACTTCTTCTGGTTGTGGAAAATGGAAAATTAAGACAACAACCGATAAAACTGGATGTTCCAGCTCAGATAATCCATATATCATACAGCTGCCAGAAAATGTTGCTCAACTTAAAGATTCTGATCAAAAACATATTTCAAGCGCCTTATCGCATATGAAGCGAATCGACCCTGAATGTAAAAAGGAATGATTATATGAACAAAAAGAATTTGGTTTTAATTTTGGTATGTGCAGCTATTTCCGTAATTTTAACTGTCACACTTGCACCGTTTGATGCTGACGTAATCAGTTACAGTACCGTACTCAATATAGAAATAGCTCTTTTTTCTGTTTCTCTGACTATTGTCGCATTACTGATTACAATCTTAGACAAATATAAAGAAAGAGTAACCGATCAATCAACTTGGGCGAAAAATAGTACTCTCATTTTAAAAGAGCTTTGTGAAAATACCATAGCTTTATTGGTGTTAATAGCTTTACTTTTTGGGGCTACAATTTTTAAGCCTTTATTGATGTTGATACCAAAATTCGATATTATGACCATTATTCTGCTGTTTTCAATAATTTTATCAATATGTGCATGCTTCGATACTACTATAAGTGTTTATCTTTTGATTCTTAATTTAAAAAATGTATTGACTACATCAACCACCTCAATAAAAAATATCTCCCAAAGGGAACTTTATTTAGTGGAAGCATACAGATTATTAAATGAAAAACACAGAACAAACATTGATGATATGATTAAGGCATTAAACCTAGAACAACAAGTCAATGAAAATAACAAATGAAAAAAACTTTGAAAGCATTCTTCCTGATCCGGATGAATTCTACGCTTTAAATGCATATAAATCTGGAGATTCTGAGTATCAGCCGTCTTGCTCACAGGAGGAACTCATGAAAGACCTTGAATTATACTTTTCAGAAAGGACGTGATCACATGCCATTACCAAAACCAAACACTTACACAGTGGAAGATATCTATCTTCTCCCAGAGGGACAGCGTGCCGAGCTGATCGATGGTCAGATCTACAATATGGCTCCACCAAGTCCATTGCATCAGAAACTTGTAATGGAATTATCTGCAACCATCAGAAACTACATTAAATCAAATAGTGGTTCCTGTGAGGTTTATCCTGCTCCATTTGCTGTTTTTCTTAATCAGGATAATTATAATTATGTTGAGCCGGATATCTCCATAATATGTGATTCAAGCAAAATGAACGACAGAGGATGCAACGGCGCTCCTGATTTCATCATTGAAATTGTATCGCCAAGCAGCCAGCGCATGGATTACCTTACAAAATTATTTAAGTACCGTACAGCCGGTGTCCGCGAATACTGGATTGTCAATCCAATGACACGGATCGTCCAAGTCTACTGTTTTGGTGAGCCAGAAGATTCTACGCAATATTCTTTTGATGAAGAAATCAGCGTGGGAATCTACAATGATTTAAAGATCCGTATTGCCGATCTGCTGAAATAAATAAAAAAACCGCTCCTGCGCCAACAGGAACGGTCGAGCGATGAAACATACACCAATATGTTTCTCTATTAAGTACTCCGAAGAGATACCCAATTTCCAAATAATATTGTATCATCTTCGGAGCAGCCGCGCAAGAGAACAAAAGTTCTCTGGCTGTTATTTTTATACTCATTTTTACGTATATTGAAGAGAAAGGTGATATAATATGCCAAGTAAAATTGAACGCTGCGCCATTTACATCCGTGTGTCTACCGCTGAACAGATGATGCACGGTAAATCCCTGGAAGCACAAAAACAGTACCTGACCAATTACGCCAAAGAACATAATATGACCGTTGCTGGAGTTTATGCTGACGAGGGTAAAACTGCCCGTAAAGAATTAAAAAAGAGAAAAGCTATCCATTCACTCCTCGAAGATGTAAAAGCCGGAAAAATTGATGTGATCATCTTCTGGCGGATTGACAGATGGTTCCGTAACCTGTCTGATTTTTACAAGGTACAGGAAGTCTTGGACGATAATAACGTCCATTGGATCAGCACCAGTGAACCCGGAATCAATATGGAAACCAGAGACGGTCGACTGCAGCTGAATGTAGTTCTATCTATCGGTCAGAATGAGGTCGATACCACCAGCGAACGTATCAAATTCGTAAATGAAGCATCTATCCGGCAGGGAAAACTGATCTTCGGTGATGTGAATATGGGGTACGGCTACAAATCTGGAATCATTGATGGAGTAAAACGCATGGTAAAAGATCCTGATCGAGAAGACACTGTAAATGCCTTTTATCGTTTTTTCTTTAAGCACCATGCAAAAGGGCTTTCCATGCGCTATATTCAGGAAAATTATGATCCGGATTTTACATGGGCGAATATGCGAACACTGCTATCGAGTGAATTTTACAAAGGAACCTATCGCGGGATTCCATACTGCCCTGCTTACCTGACAGAATCTGAATGGAACAATCTGCAGGAAATACAGAACGCAAATGTTAAGCGTGCTCCTTCTGGCCGGATTTATCTTTTCAGTGGCATGATAAATTGTCCGATCTGTGGACGCAGGCTTAGCGCAAGAGGCGGTTCGTCCATTATCAACAGGAAAACCGGTGCCAAAAAAGTATACTGCTATTATCGATGCAATAAAGCCTTTATTGATCACAAATGTACATACAAGCACATGGTAAGTCAAAATCTCATAGAACAATACCTGATTGAGCATCTGGAATACGAATACAATAAATTTAAAATAAAATGTGAAAAAATTGAAAAGGAACAAGAAAAAAAGAAGAAAATTCAGACTCCTGAAAAGCTCCAGAAAGAATTGGAACGATTAAATCTTCTCTTCCAGAAAGGAAGAATCGAATGGGATTATTACAGCAAAGAATATGATCGGATTGAAAACGAACTGAATGAATTGTTAAATGCTGCTCCGGAATTAGAACCTGATTATGCTTATCTGGAAGAGCTGCTGAATACAGACTTTAGAACAATGTACTACAATTTAACACAAGAAAACCGCAGAGCCTTCTGGCATTCTATTATCCGGGAGATTCACCTGAATGCTGATCATACCGTTGACTCTGTTGATTTCTTATAGCGTCTTGTACTAACTGGTTGACTCCGTTTGGGGCGGATAAAGTTATGACCGCCGTCCTCTCCGGTGAGGCAGATATTGGCTTTATGGGAAGTGAATCTTCGATTTATACTTACCAGGAAGGTGCAAATGATGTCATCAAAAACTTCGCGCAGCTTACGCAGCGCGCCGGAAACTTTCTGGTCGCACGTGAAGAAATGCCGGATTTTTCATGGGATGATCTGAAAGGAAAAGACGTTCTTGGCGGAAGAAAAGGTGGCATGCCGGAAATGGTCTTTGAATACATTTTGAAAAAAAACGGAATTAATCCACAGAAGGATCTTTCTATCAACCAGAGTATTGATTTCGGTTCAACCGCTGCTGCATTTTCCGGTGGGCAGGCAGACTATACCATCGAATTTGAACCGAGCGCTACTGCCCTTGAAGCGGAAAATTCCGGTTATGTCGTTGCTTCTCTCGGCGTTGATTCTGGCTATGTCCCATACACCGCCTATAGTGCCAAAACAAGTTATCTGAATGCTAATCCGAACATCATCCAGAAATTCACCAATGCCCTGCAAAAAGGAATGGATTTCGTTCAGTCCCATACTCCGGAAGAGATTGCAAAAGTCATTGCACCACAGTTCAAGGAAACCGATCTCGCTACAATTACAACCATTGTCAGCCGTTACTACGAACAAGACACCTGGAAATCGGATCTGATCTTCAACGAAGAAAGCTTCAATCTGCTGCAGGATATTCTGGAAAACTCCGGTGAGCTGAAAGAGCGTGTTCCTTATGAAGAACTAGTTACGACTACCTTTGCGGAGAAGGCCGCCCACTAAATAAAAGCGCAGACGCTTCATTTTAAGCCAGCGTCTGCGCTCTATTCTTACATTTTAAAATTTATCCTTCTGAAACTCTTACCGGATATATCCCTCCTGATAAGCCTTCTGCTTATTGAATGTGTACATCTCCGCAAAGGATGCCTGTACATACGGATTTACATAAAAAATTGCAAGAAGTCCACAGGTAACCGCACTCAGCAGATACCATCCAAGGAATGACAGATCCATGATAAATGCTTCCATTTTTTCTCCATCCATCATCTGTTTACTGATCTGGAATGCTTCTTTGTAATCCATTGCCGGATTCTCAGCAATAATATATGGTACCATCAGATATTCATAATGCTTAACGATTCCAGGTACCACCAAAAGCAGACTCCAAAGTGTAGTAAATAAATCTCTTAAAAACATGGTAAGAACAATATTAACATAATGTCCGGAACGGAAACCGTCAAGCAATGTTCCGATTCCCGGCTGTGCAGTCTGGTTCAGGATAAAGAACCGGTATCCACCCATTTTCAGGAGATTACCTACAAATACTTTTGCCACAAGGACAATCAGTATTACTACCGTTGCGATTCCTGCAAGCAATCCGGTAATCATTCCCACATTAAATAAATTTCCACTATATATATCTGAATTCTCACTTACCCGTCTTGCACTGGATTCGCCAGAGACTGTGCCAAAGATTCCCATCAGAAGCGCAACTACAACGGCTGACACATAATTCTTCTTAAATGCCATATTACCTCTCATTTTAAGTTCTGCTCTATTCCACATCATATACCTCTCCTCCTTCGAATACATTGATATGATTCTCACTACCTATACTTTATCATCTGTAAATCTGTCAATCACTTTACTGATTTTCTATCTGCTCAGCAAGATCATTCAAGTACACCCATCTGTCCATCTTTTCTTCCAGTGTTGTCTCTGTTTCTTCTTTCTCTTTCATAAGTTCGGACAACTTCACGGAATTGGTGGCATTCTTAACCATCTCCCGATCCAGCTTTTCGATCTTCTCTTCCAGCTTTGCGATATCCTCATCGATCGTCTCGTATTCCCGCTGTTCTTTATAAGAAAATTTCAGCTTTTTTTCCCGCTGCTTCCAGGTCTTTTTGCTGTCAGACTCACCGGTCTGTGCAGAAGCTGCACCTGACATATTTTCTGCAATTGTCTGTCCGTCTTTCGGTTTTTCAAGCTCCACACGGATCAGATAATCGGAGTATCCACCTTCCGACTGGCGGATTTTCCCACCTCCATTAAATGCAAAAATACGACTGACAGTACGATCCAGGAAGTACCGGTCATGGGATACAATCAGAATAATACCATCAAAATGATCCAGATAATCCTCCAGGATTGTCAGCGTCTGGATATCCAGATCATTGGTTGGCTCATCCAGGATCAGTACATTTGGTGCTTCCATCAAAACACGTAGTAGATAAAGTCTCCGTTTCTCGCCTCCGGATAACTTTTCGATCCGCGACCACTGCATTACCCCGTCAAAAAGAAATCGTTCCAGCATCTGGGACGCGGTAATCTTCCCGTCAGAAGTTGCAATGTACTCACCTGCTTCTTTTACATAATCAATGACACGCTTGGATTCGTCCATATATTCATTTTCTTGCGAGAAATAGCCAATCTTGATTGTTTGTCCAATTTCAACAGTTCCGACATCCGGTTTTATGATCCCGTTGATAATCTTGAGCAGCGTCGATTTTCCACATCCATTATGTCCAATAATTCCGATTCGGTCTTTCTTCAGAAAAATATAAGAGAAATCTTCGATCAGCTTCTTTTCTCCATAAGATTTGCAGATTCCGGAAAGTTCGATTGTTTTATTCCCCATACGGGAAGCCACAGAATCCAGCATTACTCGCTTTTCTTCCTGAATATCTTTCATTTCCTGCATAGCATGAATCCGGTCAATATGCGCTTTCTGTTTGGTACTTCTCGCCCTTGCGCCGCGGTGTAGCCATTCCAGCTCCGTGCGCAAAAGGCTTTTTCTCTTACGTTCTGTGGCAAGCTCCATGTTCTGACGCTCGGCTTTCAGACGCACAAACTCGGAATAATTGCCTGGATAGTTATATAATTTCCCATGATCAACTTCCACGATACGATTTACCACACGGTCCAGGAAATAACGGTCATGCGTAACCATCAGGATTGCTCCCCGGAACTGGATCAGATATTCTTCCAGCCATTCGGACATCTCATTGTCCAAATGGTTCGTCGGTTCGTCAAGGACCAGAATGTCTGCCGGTGTTAAAAGCGCCCGGACAAGTGCCACCCTTTTCTTCTGTCCGCCGGACATATGCTCAATCTTTTCATCATAATCGGTAAATCCAAGCTGATTCAGCATAGACTTTGCTTCTGCCTCGATCGTCCAGCGGTTCAGCTCATCATAATTTCCTTCTGTTGCCGCGCGAAGAATTGTTGTTCCTGCTTCAAATACCGGCATCTGCGGAAGATAGCAGATCTTCACCTGATTCCCCATGCTGATCGTTCCGGCATCACTTTCTTCGATTCCGGCAACGATTTTCAGCAAAGTGGATTTACCCATTCCGTTGACTCCGATCACACCGATTTTTTCATTTTTATTGATTCCAAATCCCACATCATCCAGAAGCACACGATCCGTATAGGCTTTGGATACATGTTCCATTGTCAGTAAATTCATATATTTTCCCCTGTGATTCTCTGTTTTATCTTTTTCCATTATAGCAATTTGTACGGGTCCTAGTCAATCCAAAGTATCTCACCCGGCACCGATTCTGACACGCAAAAGGCACAGAATCCTATCCGTTACCGGACAGTCCCTGTGCTTTCACATATCCCCATATTCTTTTTATCTTATGATGTGAGTGTCAAAAATAAATTTTGCCGCTCACTGGTGTAATCAGATTGCTCCATTGCTAAGCAAGCTTGCATCGGCTTTCTGGCCTTTTTGACCCTGGTATCATCATCTTATAAGAAAATATATTTCAGGATAAACAGTATCACCAGTACATACATCAGTACACTGATCTTCTTTTCTTTTGCTTTTCCTGTAAGTACGTTGATTACTACATAAGAAATCACTCCCATGGAAATACCTTCTGAAATACTGTAGCAGAATGGCATTGCCGCGATACAGATAAAGCACGGAATTCCTTCGCTGTAATCACTGAAGTTAATTCCTGCCACATTGCTCAGCATATAGAAGCCGACGATGATCAGTGCCGGAGCTGTTGCAAAGGACGGAATTGCAAGAAAGATTGGTGATAAGAAAAGGGAAATTCCAAACAGGATCGCTGTTGTCAGGGATGTTAAACCTGTACGTCCTCCTTCTGTTACACCAGAAGCACTCTCTACGAATGTTGTTGTTGTAGAAGTTCCGAGTACTGCTCCAACTGTAGTTGCAACTGCATCTGCCATCAGTGCCCCTTTAATTCTCGGAAGCTTTCCGTCTTTGTCAAGCATGCCTGCCTTTGTAGATACACCGATCAGAGTTCCGAGTGTATCAAAAAGATCTACGAAAAGGAATGCAAATACTACAACAACGAATTCCAGTGAAAATACATTCTTAAAATCAAGCTTTCCAAATACCGGTGCAAGGCTTGGAATTGCAAGTCCGGAACTGAAATCCGGAAGCAGACTGTAGAATCCGATCTCCGGATTCGGTACATAAAGACCTGCTATCTGGCAGATGATTCCAAGTATCCATGTGATCAAGATACCCCAAAGGATATTTCCTTTGATGTTCTTAATCACCATGATTGCTGTGATCAGCACACCTATGATTGCAAGAAGTACAGTAATTCCAACGTTATTGAAGCTTGCTTCCACTCCATTTGCCTGATTATATGCATCTACAGAGAAGAGCTGTACCAGAGTAGATCCTCCGACAACGATATTGGCATTCTGAAGTCCAAGAAATGCAATAAATAATCCGATACCAACGCTGACTGCTGTCTTAAGACAAGCCGGGATCGCATTGAAGATCGCTTCTCTGACATTCGTCAGGGAAAGAATAATGAAGATAATACCCTCTGCAAATACTGCAGTCAGTGCAGTCTGCCATGAGTAGTTCATACCGATTACTACAGTATAAGCAAAGTAAGCATTCAGTCCCATACCAGGTGCAAGTGCAAATGGATAATTTGCGAATGCTGCCATACACAGCGTACCGATCAGTGATGCAAGTGCTGTTGCAGTAAAGACTGCCCCCTGATCCATACCCGCTGCGGAAAGAATGCTTGGATTGACTGCCAGGATATACGCCATCGTCATAAATGTCGTAATACCTGCAAGAATCTCAGTTTTGACGTCGGTGTGATTTTCTTTAAGCTTAAACACCTTTTCCAACATATTGTTTTCCTCCTGCTGTCTGTCTCGGATATTCCCTCTCACTCCTTAAAATATCCTCGTACAATTTTCTTGTAGCAGAGAATATTTTAGCAAAAAAAAGAGAGAAAGTAAACACATTACTTTCTCTCTGATTTCTAACTCTTATTCGCTATTACTGTTCATAGTAGCTGTATACCGCAACTATTTGCTCTCTCTGATCTTCTTTCTGAGCGGAAGTACCATTGCAGGGGATACGGATAATTCGTCTAATCCCATGCTTAAGAATTCTTCAGTCAATTCGAGGTCAGCTCCGAGTTCGCCGCAGATTCCGATCCATTTGCCTTCTGCGTGGGCATTTTCGGCTGCCATGCGGATCATTGCAAGGACTGCCGGGTGGTGCGGATCGTAGAAGGCATCCAGCTTCTGGTTCTGACGGTCGATTGCCAGCGT